TGTCGGATAGTTCGAGGTCGGATAGTTCGAGGTCGGATAGTTCGAGGTCGGATAGTTCGAGGTCGGATAGTTCGATGTCGGACTATCCTGTATCGAATAGTACGTAATCGAATCAAATCTTCGCCGGGCGGAAAGGTACTTCCGGCGCATGGGGCAAGGCAGGGGTCGCGCCAGCGCGGACCGTTNCCATATCTGGCCTTTGAAACCAATTTTCGCCCTTTTATGCCTTTTTGGGTCATTCGTATTTTCTCGATTTTGCGAAAAATCGTGAATTTACAACAACGAAACGTTAATTTTTCACACTTTTGTAGTATATTAACATTATAGCACTGAAATACCTGCATGGAGTTCGTGGTTATGGCAAAGGTCAGTAAGTTCATTGAAGCAAAAGACTATGTTACGACGGAGGAGCTTGCCATTCTTCTGAACATAACAAGTCAGTCTATCCGAAAGGCTTATCAGAACAAGACCTTTCCGCGCAAGGTTGGCAACCTGTTCAATGTGAAAGAAGTATGCGATTGGGTTTTGTCGAACAGTAAGAACCGATCGAAGATGTGGACTGGCGTAACTCGGTTTTTGGGTGAGAAAAAGAAGGCTGAAAAGAAACATCAGACAGAAGCGAAGCCGGTTCCGGTTGTTACTGCAACCATCCCTTCCCCTGCTGAAATCATTATCCCTGAACTTCCTGCAAATCTTGAGGAATGCGACGACGGTGACTTTAATAACATCCTGAACGGCTTCCGAAAGACCGTAAACTATACAGTCCGTCTTTGTGAGGAAGCTGCTGCCGCTGGCGATGAATCTCTTTTGCAGGTTCGCATAAGGACATCCGGACAGGCTTTGGAACAACTGCGAAAAGCGGAGCAAAGCGTTCTTGACATCCAAACCTTGCGTAAGAATCTGCTTCCTGCCGAAGATGTGCGCAATGGTTATACCCGGCTTGCAAACAACGTCCGTTCAAAGCTATTGCAATTTCCTGTAAAACTGGCGCATGAACTTGTCAATGTTTCGAGCATTGGCGAAGTTCAAAAGATATTGACCGATGAAATAAGGGTGATCCTTGACAGTTTCTCAAGAAATCCATTTGGCGACTGCTGAGGCTTTGGCTTCCGCATTTCGACCCCCACCGGAGCGTAAACTTTGGGAGTGGGCAGAAGCCAATATCGTCCTTACGCCAAAAACCGGTACGTTTTCGCCGGGTCCTTACCGAACGCGGCATACTCCTTATATCCGCGAGGTGATGGAATCCTTCCGGGATCCCGACACAAGGGAGTTGGTTCTTGCCTTTGGTGCGCAGACTGGAAAAACCCTGCTGGAAACAATCTGCTGTGCCTGGACGATTGATAACGATCCGGGTAATTCCCTGTTTGTCATGCCCTCCGAGCAGATGGCAAAGAGCTTTTCAAAAAGCCGTTTACAGCAGGTTATTACCGATTGCCCTGTTACAAATGTGCATACCCTTTCAGGCCGTGGAACTTTCAACCTTCTTGAAATGGAACTGGATAACTGCGTCATTGCCCTTGCTGGTGCTGGAAGTGCCTCTAACCTTGCTTCACGTCCAATACGATACCTTTACCTTGACGAGTTGGACAAATACCCCCCCTCTCTTGGAGAAGAAGGATCGCCGGAAGATTTGGCGATTGAACGAACAAAGACCTTCCCAAACAGCAAGGTGGTTAAATCCTCAACAATAACAACAGAAGATGCGCCAATATGGTCATCATACCAGCAATCAGACCGCCGTGAATGGTTCTGCCCTTGCCCGAAATGCGGACATAAATTTGTCGTCAAATGGGGCAGNATGCAGTTTCCGAAAGAGGAGGAAAACGGGAAGCACCTTTCAGACGATGAACGCGCGGAAAGATGCTATGTTTCATGCCCTGAATGCGATCACCATATCCACGAAGCAAATCGCAGGCAGTTCCTTGCATCCGGGCAATGGCATCCGACAGCAAAAGCAGTTCCGGGGATTGTCGGATACAGAATATCAGAGGTTTCAAGCTGTATCGGGCGAAGCTGGCCGAAGCTGGTAAAACTGTTCCTGTCCGCAGAACGAAAAGCAAAGGCTGGTAACTTTGAATCATTGAGGACGTTCATCTGTTCCGTGCTTGCGGAGCCGTGGCGAATGAATACCGATACTATGCGCGATAAAGGCGTGATTGAACAGTGCCAGATTGACTATGAACGCGGCATCGTTCCGACTTATTTGCCAATTGCTGGCCTGACAATGGGCATCGATACGCAGGATAACGGGTTTTATTACGTTGTCAGGGCTTGGGGCGGCGGTGAAGCAATGGAAAGTTGGGGGATTGACAGCGGTTTTTGTGAATCCCTGGCCGACGTTGAACGCGTTGCCTTTTCAGAGTTTACCGGTGAAAATGGGCAGAAATTCAGTATTTCAGGCGGTTTTATTGATTCGCAGGGGCATCGGACAAGTGAAATTTACGACTGGTGCAGGACATCGGGCAGGATGGTAAGAATCTTGCCGGCAAAGGGTGAGCGCAATCTTCCGGGCGGCAACCCTTACACCTATTCAATCATTGACAAGGACGGGCGCGGAAAGAACATGATTGGCGGTATGCAGCTTTGCAGGATCAACACGACATTTTTCAAAGACTGGCTTGACAGCAAGTTGCGAGTTCCACAGGAAGACCCTGGTGCGTGGCACGTATTTGAGGGTGTTACGGAAGATTATTGTCGACAGATGGTTTCAGAGTACCGGAATGAGGATGGCGTATGGACACCGCGTTCCGCAAGGGCGGCAAACCATTATTGGGATTGTGAAGTCCTTTCGCTTGCAAGGGCAGCTTCCCTGCAACTGAATCGACATGTAACAAGACAGGCAAAGGCTCCTGAATTGGGCGCAAGGGTTCGCCCGCAGCGTAAAAAAAGATGGTGACAAAAGGAGGAATCAAAATGACACTTCGACCAGGTTCAATCAAAAAGGCAAAGAAAACAGAAAAAAGTGTGCAGGAAAATGCAAAAAAGGAAGCGAAACAGGAGCAGAAGAAGCAAAAAACTCCGATTTACGGGGTTACTGCGATTTCAAATCTCTTGGGTTTTTCTCCGAGAACGGCGCACCGGTGGCGGCTTGAATTTAAAGACTTCCCGGTTACAAGCGATGGCGTTTCCTGTGTATGGGTTTCAACCGTGGAAGATTTGAACGAATGGAAGGAAAAACATGCTGACTTGTTTATTTTGCACAAGGAAAGGATGGATGTTGTTGCGCCAAAACGCATAAGACGCTGGTAATATTTTGGAAATATTAACAGTTCCATTTTTTGGAAATATTAACAGTTCCATTTTTTGGAAATGCTAATATTTCCATTTTTTTTGTGCATGAATGTTATTTTTTAACATATTTTTCAATGATTGTGTAATAAATCGTGCCAATTTTGGCAGAATCGTTAATTTCTAACAATTCTGCATTTTNTTATTGGCATGGACACAACTACATCAATTACTGAACAGATTGCCGCGTTGCGTACTGCTTTGGCAGACAGCAAGCTTGAAGTAACAATCGGGGATGCGACGGTTCGGTATAAATCAAATACTGAACTGATTGCGGCCTTGGAAAAGCTTGAAGCCACAGCTAAAATATCCTCCACCGGACAAAGCGGCGGCAGGTCAAGGGCAGTTGCCGGGAGGCGCTTCATATGAAAATACGGGAAGCTGAACCGGTGAACGAATACAAGCCTAACATCATCGAAAGGGGATGGGATAGGCTTATTGGTATTTTTTACCCTGCAAAGGAACTTCGGAATATTCAACTGCGCCAGATCGTAAAGCGCAGTTATGCAGGGGCAAAGCTTACCCCGTCACTAAAAGAATATTGGAATTCCGGAACAGACCCGAATAGCGACATAAGGCAAGATCGGCAAAAAGTTGCAAACCGTGTCCGGCAGCTTGTCCGTGATATGCCGTGGCTGGATGGCGCGATTACTGCGGCAACGGATTACAAGATCGGCGAGGGGTTTAATTTCAAGCCTGCTGTCACCGATGAACAAGGCAAGATGATCCGTGAAGTCAACATGAAGATCAAGGATGCTTTCCTGTTCTGGTGTGAAAAGGCAGGGGCAAACAATCGGGATACCTTTGGCGATCTTCAAAGGCTTGCAGTACGGCAGATGATTGAATGCGGCGAAGCCCTTTATATCCATCGAATCAGAAACCGAAAATACTCGATCCTGACGCTTGAACCGGATTGCATTGACAGTTCAATGGACGGAACGAACACGGATCAGGGCATTGAATACGACCCCGAAACAAACGAGTTCAAGCGCTATCACCTTGTAAACAGCCTTTCCAATTTGGAAAAGGCCGACAAGAAATTTTCTATAAACGCTGAAAATGTAATTCACCTTTACCGGCAATTAAGGCCGTGGCAAAGGCGCGGCATTTCTCCGCTGGTTCAGACGATACTTATTGCTGGTGATCTTGACGAGTTTCTTTCCGGCGAAATGTCGGCGCAACAGATGGCTTCCCGATGGCTGGCGTTCATTACAGACCCGGACGCTAATTCTGTAAACGCTGAGATCAGTACGGTACTGGAAAACCTTACCATTGAAACCCTTCCTGCCGGGAAAGCTATTCAGCTTGCGCCGGGTGCGGAACGTCCGACACTGGGTCTTGAAACCTTTCAAAAGATATTCTTGCGTATCCTTTCGGTCATTCTCCGGGTTCCTTATTCCGCGATTGCTTCCGACTATCAGCAACTCAATTACAACACCCTCCGCGAGATCAGAAACAACACCATTCACCGCTTAAAGCCGGAATGGGCATATCTGACAAACCACTTTCATAACCCGATTTACCGGAGATGGATGGATTATGCAGTCCTTTCCGGCGACTTGGATTTGCCGGGATACTTCACTCCGGGCGGACAGCGAC